ACTGACCATAGTTTTCATTTACTTGATGATTATTATACATTAGTTCTGCCTTAAAATAATTACAGTAGAACCACCACTGTTAACTCTGTTCGTAATTTCAACTGAACCTTGTAGTTGTTTTATTGTACTGTTCTGGTTCTTAGGAACAGTTACACTTTGTGTGTTGGAACCATCATTTCTAAAAAGAGTTACAGATACATCATCAACCTCAGCAACAACTCCGCTGGTAGCAACATAATCTGGAAGCAATCCTGATTTACTATTGTTAAGTAAATCTAATTGTGCAGCCATTTGCGCATTAATAATATCCAACACATTTGCTAGAAAGTTTTGATCAAGTAAATTTCTTGATAGTTTATCTTGAAAAACTTCTTTCTGTTGTGCATCTAAAGCATTGGCTAGTGAGTTCTCTCTTAAAAAGTCAATACTCAATGCTCCAGTTTGAGAAACTCTAGTTCTGTCTTCTTCTTTTTTAATTTCTTTTGGTGGTGAAACAATAAGCATATTGTTCAGCATATCAAAATTCAATAAATTGAGTACCACTGGTTTCATTGGAGCAAGTGAACGATCGTATACTTTAGTCGCTTCGAATGGTCTAGTTAGGGTAACTACACCACCATCAGTAATAACATCGATAATTCCAGTGTAACAATCTTTTAATACATCAACTGGTATTTTATTTCCTGGACATGTTGGAAGAAGAATAATCGTTGAAGCACCAACCTCATCTACAGTGGCAGTGAAGTCAGTACCACGAACTGCAACAGTGGCAGTTGGTGTATTGATGTTTACATTTTGATTGTTGTTGTGGGCGATTTGCCCAGATGCGTAACGAACAGTACCCAGAGCAACTTTCATTGCTAGTTTACCTGTCTTTGCTTTTGGATCATAGACAAAATCGTCAATGACCAGTCTAGAGTTTTCATTTATTTCTACTTTAGTATCATCTGCAAATGTAATACCAACTTTACCACGAGTTGTTTTAATTGCATCATTCATCTCAACACCAGTTCCCTTCGCACCAGAAATAGTTTCTTTATTTCTCTGGATTGAAGGGACTGCGTTTACCTGCTCAGTAATCTTACCCACTGCTGAAAATCCAATGGTAGGTAAAAGCACAAAACATAATATAAGGTATTTCATTTTACTTGTTCTGTATAACTGTTACATTATTACCTGAACCTACACCAGCGTAGTTGAATATATTATTACCACCAGATAGATTACTCTGTGTTAGCGCAGTGTTGTTTCCAGATCCAGTAATATTAATGACTGCTTGGTTATCACCAGTTTGATTAATCGTTGTTGTATTAGTTGCACCAAGTGTAGTTAAACTAACATCGTTCTTACCTTGACTTTGATTAATCGCAGTTGTATTACCACCACCACCAGTTTGATTAACACTAACTGTAGATGTAGTATCGCTGCTCTGATTAACAGATAAACTATTATTGTTACCACCGCTTTGTATTGCAGTGATGCTATTATTTGGACCAGTACCAGTTTGATCAATATTCAACAGAGAGAAATTTCCTAGTTGTTGAACATCAATTATTGGACTATCATTTGCCAGTCCAGGATTCATGCTTTTAATTGTTGCATCTGCATTATTACCTGTTACGCTATAACGAATGTTAGGTGTCCCTGTTCCACCTGTTGTAGTATCAATACCAAATCTCAACATGTTACTACTACCAATCTGATCAACAACTACGGTATTGTTATTACCCCAAATTTTTGCTGGGGTTATACTACTAGTGCCAACTCCAGGTAAACCTCTTACCGTATTTCCAGCACCATCTTGGGTTATTGTAATCGTGCTGTTATCACCAGCCTGATCGACATATATGCTGTTATCCGCAGCATATCCCGACATTGACATCGCAGCCAATGTTAGAATTGCAGTAAGTTTTCTCGGAATACTACCGTTTCCTTTGATTCTTCTTGACATCTTTTTATGAATTAGGTTAAAACCCTAATTCTTCTCCTTTAGGTTTTCTCTTTTGGTATATCCTTTTCTCCCGATTTTATCTTTAACTTCTACCCACTCACTACTACTGTCAACTGGGCTACTAATTACCACTTCTTTATTTTTACCAAAGAACCACATTTTTACTGGTCCATCTGGTATATTTGTAACATAAACATCTTTTATCAAAATCATAACTGAAGGTTTTACCTCTGGCTTCTTTTCTTCAACCTTAGGTTCTTCTTTCTTTTCAGGTATAATAACTACCTCTGGTTTCTTTTCTTCAACTTTCTTTTCAGGTATGATGACTTCAGGTATAACAACAGGAGCAGTGACTACTGGTTTCTTGTAATCCCATACACCTCTTCTTTCACCTTCTTTTATTAACTCAACAACTGCTGCTTCAATAGTTGCCTTCACTGCCAGTGTTCCTGGTTCATTAATAGTCAAACCTGCCTCAGCTTCGAATCCCTGAGTGCCATTATTTAAAAACTTTAATACAGCCACAGAATCGGCTGTTGAATATACAACTTTAGTCACAGTGACTGCTACCAATACTTTACCTGTATTGACAGATACTGCTCTTAAAGATACTGTTACCGTATCCTTTGAATATTGTGTTTGAGTTCCGATACCAAGAAACCTATGTGCAGCACCACCTGATTCAGAACCAGAGTCATAACCAATAATACCACCTTCCATAATCAATCCAGCAAATTGAAGTGGCATTAGTGGTTTTGCTTCTTTACCTTCATATGCTTCACGCATCTGACGAATGATAGTTCTTTCCTTTGTCAGATTATCCACATTCACTCGTTCAACTACATCGAACCATTGTGCTCTTCCAACATCTTGCAAAGCACGAATTAAAAACACTTCACCACCTTGCGTAACTGCTGATGAAAACGAAGCTATTCCTGGAGTTGGTTTCTTTTGTCCAGTTTTATCAGTGAAACTATAAACAGCAACTGTTACTTTTTTACCATCTGGTGATGGTATAGCATCAAACTCTTTCTCGAGTTTATTGGGTGCTACCTCTGGTTTGTATTCAAGTCCAGCTTTTTGTATTACTGCGCACCCCGAAAGCAATAGGATTAGAACGGATAAAACTACATTTCTCATTGAAATACAAACTGTCCTAGTGGTACAGTTACTGTAGTTTGATTTCCAACTGTATCAGTTACAGTGAGATATACATTTGAACTATCCTTAGTCCAAAAGATTGTGTTACCTTCAAAGTTTAATGATCCGCTGTTCGAACCTCCGTTGGCAAACATTGCGGTTGCCAAGTTTTGGGAGATCTGTGCGTAGATACGAGATTCTAAGTTGTTCATAAACTTAGCAATGTTCGTATTTGCAGTATCAGATTTTGCTTTATCTAATGCTGCTTGAATGTCTTTTGCTACTTGTTGTCTGCGAGTGAACTCTTGGTTCTCTATTGTGAGAACATGCGATGAGTATCCATTGCCATTAAAGGATGGAGATTTGAATGCAAAGTCTGGTAATGGTGTTGCATAACTATTCGTTATTACTAGACTCGCTATTACTACTAGGTTTTTTAAGTGATGCTTTAACATCTGTTTTTCCGCCATCTTCTGTGGTTTTACCTTGTTCTCGCAAAGACAAAATAACATTCACTTTCTGATTCAAACGGATAAGATCGTTATCCAACATCCTAATGCGATCGATTAGATCAATCAGAACTTTACTAGCCTCACCTGTAACTGGTTTAATTTCTTCTGTTACCCACTTCCAAACATAATATACAAAATACCCCAACCCACCTGCTGCTACTATTGGGAATCCATACTTATTGACTAACTCAACAACATCCATGATTACTCTGGCTTTCTATGTAGAATGACTCTGCCATCAGCAGCAACTTTCACCATCCATAAATCCCCATCTTTCCATTTTTCTGGTAGTCTTCCACCAACAGCTGGAAGTTCATACCCCTCTAATCTCATATCAGCATCAAGTATAATAGTATTGTTTTCTAAGTCAAAATTATAACCACAATATAACATGTTAATCTCTCCGTGCGTCACTTTGCTCTGCTCGAGCAATCCTGTCTAAATCTGGTGGAATACCCAGTGCATGAGATACTTTCGTATCGATTCGAATAACATCATGATTCATTGCTGCAACTCTTTTATCAAGAGCCATGATGATACCTTTAATAGAGTTCACAGAACCTGTAACTCCAGCTAAAATGAATTTAAGTGTTAGGAATACGAAGTAACCTGCAGCTAGTGCAGCTGCAATTGGGAAACCAAGTTCCGCAACGATTTTGAAGAATTCCATGTTAAATCCATATTGTTATAGTTTTTGAGGACTTTATAACTCTATTTAGGATTTATGTCATTCTTTACTTGTAATTCGTCAACTTCTTTTTCGATAGTTTTTACACTAGGGGATGAAAACACACTCTGGACTTTATTTAAGAACGATTGTGCTTTCGGTGGTTTTTGTCCTGTTTCTTCCATATGACGACCAAGCTGTTTACGATTGTATAACTCTGGTTCCCAATCTTTAGTTGGTTCATCTACTTGTATTTCTGGAAGTTCAGATTCTAATAACTCATTTACTTCTTTTTTGATTTCTTCTGGAACAACAGTTGTTTCGAGTTCTTCAGCTACTGGTTTAACTTCTTCTTTTTTGAGATGATGTGCCATGTAATCAAACACATAATTATTTGTAAGTATTTCATTCTCGACTTCTTTAGTTTTTTCTGGAAAGTCTTCAACAGGTGGTTTCTCAAAAAAATCATTCCATTTTCTAGTACCAGTATGTTTAAGATTCCAGTTTGCTGCAATTAACAAAAGAACTGCCAATGGATCAAATACAATAACTATGAGTATGGTGACGATGCGAACTGCTTTCTCAAGCATAGTAACATCATTCGCACTTTCGTCACCATATATCAATGCAGCAATATACTTAATTGGTCCTACTTCTGCTTCGACTTTACGGACTTCGCTGGCGATTGGGGCACGCTCTTCGTTGTACTTGGCGATCTTGGTTTGCGCACTACCGATTTCGTTGAGGATTCTGTTGCGATCTTTTTGCTGGGCTCTACGGACGGTAATGGCTCGCTCTGTTCCTTTTGCGTCATCGGTTCTTGCGATGGTTTGATCAACTTGAGCATCGAGTTGAGTAAGTTCTTTACGATTTGCATTGATATTTTCCTTTTCTGTTTTAATTTTCTCATCAATCAATGCTAATTTAGACTGAACATCTCCAGTAGGAATTGCTTGGTCTAAATGTGCCTTTGATAAGAATCCGAAAATGCCCATAGATGTTAATAACATTAACACTATTAAAGCACCCACAAAGTATGACTTCATCAATGCTGGAATTTCTTTCCAGTTTCGATAAAGCCATGATGCAACTACGAGTTTCGATGCTTCAAGCAACGAACCCATAAGAGCAATCGGTACTACAGCTGCAGCAAAGATTGCGATGAGACCCATCACTGCGTAATATGCAGCAAGAGCCGACAACGATAGTGCAACTGTAAAAAGTAAATATGTCATAGTTTGTTTTTAATATGAGAGCCATGGACTCGGACAGAAATCTGTCCATTGTAGTAGTCGTCTGACTCCAACACCTTTCGTGCAAACTGTTCTCGTGCTTCTATGTAAGAACATTCAGCTTTGGATTTACAAAAGAAAAGAATCTCACGAACAAAGTTATCTTTGCCGAGAGACTCTACATCTTTATTTAGTTCTATACTTGAACCATAGTACTCCATCCAATCAGAGTCTATTTTACTACGAATCTTTTTTCGTTTCTTTGTTCCGTTTTTCTGCTTCACCATCTTGTATGTAGTTTTGGAAAACTTGGATAGTTTCTTACCCACATACATACGACTACTGGACTTGTTCGTAATTAAATAAACAAATCCAACGCAGTCTTCAGGTAGTTCTTCAATAAGTTCGTTATTATAAAGCCACATTAGAATAATCAGTAGTGTAAACTACTATTTATTCTTCCTCTTCGTAATCGTCTTCTTCGTAAATATCAGCAGAGCACACAGGGCAGTAAACGATATCTTCTATTCGTTCTTCTGACTTGAGGATAATCTTACCTCTCGCCTGACATTCATTACATTCAAAAATCTTAGTTGTCATTTTTGACCCTTGCTAATTTTAAATTCTCTAATATCTTAAACCACATCCAACCAATGTCGAACTCAAACCATCGTCTGCTTAATTTAGGGTTTGCTGGTTCAGCGTGATGATTGTTATGCAGTTCTTCACCACCAATAATGATACCAAATATTGATATGTTCTTTGAACGATCTTTGGTATCAGTGTTACGATAACCAAACCAATGACCAACACCATTGACAATACCTGCTGCCCAGAAAGGAATCCAAATCATTTGAATACCCCATAGAAGCAGACCAATCCAACCAAACAAAATAATATTGATGGCTAACATAATCATGATACCTGCTCTGCTATGTTTAGAGTAGATGTTATTTTCCATCCAATCATCTGGAGTTCCAACTCCGTATTGATCAACCATTGCTTTATTTTTACTGGCTTCATGATAAAGTAAAGCACCACCGAACACCACTCTCCAAATACCATAGACATGAGGTGAGTGTGGGTCGCCTTCTTTATCAGAGTTCTGATGATGCTTACGATGTATGGCTACCCACTGTTTAGTTACCATACCAGTAGTTAGCCACAACCAGAAACGCATGAAGTGCGCAACAGCTGGATGAAAAGTTATTCCTCTGTGTGTCTGTCCTCTATGAAGATATAGAGTGACACACTTT